CGGAGGACGCGGCCAAAATGGGCGTTGCGTTCGACATTTCCGCAGATCAGGCGGGCGAATGGATGGCAAAATGGCGAACGTCGTTCGGCATGACGCAGGACGAAGTTATTTCGCTGTCCGATAAAATCAACTACCTTTCCAACACGACCGCGGCAAACGCAGAACAGATTTCAACCATCGTCACGAAGATTGGACCGCTGGGAGAAGTTGCGGGCTTTGCAAGCGGAGAGATCGCCGCAATGGGCGCGGCCCTTGTCGCGGTCGGCGTAAATGAGGACGTGGCCGCAACCGGAATTAAAAAGGTTATGACGACCATGACCGCGGGAAGCGCCGTGACCACCCGGCAACAGAACGTTCTAAACAAGCTGGGGATTTCCGCGACAGACCTTGCGAACCGAATGCAGGTGGACGCGAAGGGCGCAATTCTGGACTTCATCGACGCTGTAAAGCAGTTGCCGGAGGCGGAACGGGTTGCGGCCCTGAAAGATTATTTCGGTGAAGAATCTGTGGCCGCAATCGCGCCGCTGATTCAAAACGTCGAACTGCTGGAAGATTCCTTCAACAAGGTTGGAGACGCGGCGCAATACGCCGGAAGCATGGAATCGGAGTACGCGGCCCGCGCGGACACAACAGCGAACAAAGTACAGCTTGCGAAGAACAGTCTTTCAAAGCTGGCAATCGTGATCGGTGACGCGTTCCTTCCGCTTGTGTCGGAGGGCGCGGAAAAGTTGTCCGAATTGGTCATCAAACTTTCTGACTTTGCGGCGGAAAACCCGGAGTTGGTGCGGACCATTGCAAAAGTGACCGCCGGACTGCTGGCGTTCAAAGCCGCGGCAACCGTTACGAAGCTGGGATTCCTTGAACTGAAAGGCGGGGTTCTGACCATTCAAAAGGTTATGGCCCTATTCAAAGGACGGACGGCGGTTGCTGGTGCGGAGGCCGTGGGGTTTGCAAGCAAGGTCAAAGGCATTGCAAGAAGCGTGACCGGGTATTTCGGTGGAATCGGAAGCGCCGCGGGCGGCGTAGGCCGCGCGTTCGGGCAGATGTTCGCCGGAACAAGGGTCGGAAACCTGTTTTCCGGGATTACCGGAGCCGCGGGCGGCGTGTTCTCCCGTATGTTTTCAAGCGTGGGAGGACTGGCGACGCGGGCGTTCACCGGAGTTGCGGGGACCATTACCGGGATTTTGGGGCGGGCCGGGGCCGTAGTAGCTGCGGGACCGCTTGGCAAGATCGGAAGCGTGGTTGCAAAGGGATTCGGGAAGCTGTCAACCCTGTTCGGGCCGCTTCAAAAGCTGGGCGGGGCCATTTTGGGACCGTTCAGCGGAATCCTTGGAAAGATTCTGCCCGTGGTGGGCGTTGTTATGCTGATTGTTTCGGCGGTGCAAATCCTCCGGGACAATCTGGACAAAGTGCGTGAAGTGATCGGGCGGGTATTCGGGGAAGCCGGGCTGGTTGTCTTTGACAAGGTGGTTGCGGCGATCTCGAATATCGGGAACACCATCAAGAATATCTTCACGGACGGAAATTTGGGCGGCGCACGGGACTTCCTGATTAACCTGTTCGGGGAGGAAGCAACGGGGGCCATTGACGGGGCGATCACAGTTATTCAAACTGTGTGGAATATCCTTTCGGGGTTCATCGAGTTTGTGAACACCTACGTCCGCCCGATTGTGGAACAACTATTCAATTTCATTGTTCAAACCGTTTTGCCGCAGATCGCGCAGGCGTTCGCGGAGTGGGCACCGACTATCGCTTCCGTTCTGCAAGGGCTGGCAACAGTCGTTTCCACCATTGCAACGGCGATTATGTCGGTGATTCAATTCCTTATGCCAACCATTCAGAACATCATAAGCGTTGCGTTACAGACCATTCAAGGGGTTGTGTCCGGGGCGCTTACCGCAATCAAAGGAATTGTGGACGTGTTCGCGGGCATTTTCACCGGAGATTGGACCCGTGTTTGGGAAGGCGTAAAAGGAATATTCAGCGGCGTTTGGAATTCGCTGAAAAGCATTGCAAGCGGCGCACTGAACGGAATTATCGGCCTTGTGAACGGCGTGATCTCCGGCCTGAACAAGCTGAAAATTCCTGATTGGGTCCCCGGAATCGGAGGAAAGGGAATCAATATCCCGTTGCTTCCGACCTTTGCAAAAGGCACGAAGAACACGCCTGACACGTTCATAGCGGGCGAAGCTGGCGCGGAACTTGTGACCAATGCACGGAACCGGACCGTTTTCAATGCGGCGGAGACGGGAAGCATTTTCCGAAACCTCGCAAACGCGGTAAACACCATTCGGGCGGGCATAAGCGTTCCGGCCCTGCAAATGGCCTATGCGGGCGCGACGGCCCCCAGCGTGTCGGCCCCGTCGGTGACGGCTGGCGCGCGGCAATCGTCGGTTGTAATCCACAGCGCGCCCGTTTTCCACGTGGGAAGCGACGCGCAGGCGGAGGACATCGAAGAAATGTTGCGCAGGCACGACGAAGAGTTGCTGGACCAGATCGACGAACGGCAACGGCAACAGGAGGATGACGAAAGGCGGCGGAATTATGACTAAATACACCACCATAGCCGGGGATATGTGGGACGGAATCGCCTATAAGACACTGGGCGACGAAGCGTACACGGACAAGCTGATGAAGCAGAACCCGGAATACCGCCGCCTTTTCCTCTTCCCCGCCGGAATCGTGCTGACCATACCGGACCCAGACGAAAAGGTTTCGGCGGAGTTGCCGCCGTGGAAGAGGGGGACGGCATGAACGCGCGAAGAACTGTTATCCGCCTAACCTTTGAGGGTGTGGACATATCGGCAGACATCAACAGGAATCTTCTTTCGATGACCTACACGGACAACGAAGAGGATAAAACAGATGATTTACAACTATCCCTTGACGACCGGGAGGGCGTATGGCTGGGAAACTGGCTGAATACGCCCTCCGCGTCAAAGGGCGCGGAAATCTCCGCCGTGATCGTTCAAAAGAACTGGGAATCCGACGGAAAGGACCGGGTTCTTGACTGCGGCGTGTTTGAAATAGACACTGTGGACGGGTCCGGCCCACCCGCAAAAGCGACGATCAAGGCAGGGTCAATCCCCTATTCCTCCACCATACGGACGCAGAAAAAGACGAAAGCGTGGGAGAACTACACCCTTTCCGGTATTGCAAATGAGATCGCGGGGACGAACGGCCTTACCTGTATGTTTGAATCCGCGTCAAATCCGTTCTACCCCCGGAAAGAGCAAATGCAGGAATCCGACATCACGTTTTTACAGCGTCTTTGCAAGGCCGCTGGAATCTCGCTGAAAGTCACGGCAAAAATTATCGTGCTTTTCGACGCGGCGGACTATGAGCAGAAAGACGCGGTGCGGACCATCCAACGCGGGAGCGCGGACGTGGGAAACTGGTCATTTTCAACCAGCTTGCATGACGCGTCTTACAGCAAATGCCACGTGTCCTATACGGACCCGAACACAGGAACGACGATTGAATATACCTACACCCCGCGGGACGCGGACGAAAGCGGACAGGTCCTTGAAGTCAACGAAAAGGTTTCCACCCGCGAAGAGGCCCGGCAACTGGCAATGAAGCGGTTGCGGCAGAAGAACAAGGGCGAATTCAAAGCGTCGTTCAAGCTGGCCGGGGACTTGCGCCTTGTAGCTGGGGTTACGGTGCAGGTTGCGGGGTACGGCGCGTTCGATGGGAAATACATCATCGAAACGGCAACGCACAGCATTTCGCGGAGCGGGTACAAAACCGACGTGACCTTGCGGCGGGTTTTGGAGGGCTACTAATGAGCGAATTATCAGTTTTGAAAAATATTGTGCGGACGGGCTGGGTTTCCTCCGTCAATGAGGCGGAGCGAACCGCACGTGTCACATTTCGAGACAAGGGGCAAGAGCCGATTGTCTCCGGGAATTTGAAGGTGCTGAAAAACCCGCCCTTTATTCCGGCCAAAAACGCCCCGCAGAGGACAGAAGAAGAAAGCGGCGGAGGCGGAGACGCGGCCTTTGCCTCCCACAGTCACGCCGTCATAATCAAACCGTGGCTACCGTCTCCGGGCGACTATGTGCTTTGTATCTACCTTCCGACGGATGACGGCGACGGGTTCGTGATCGGGGGTATTTAGTCTATGGCGACGATTGGAAATTGGGGAGACTTTACCTTTTACGTTTCCCGGTCCTCTATCAAGACGTTTGACGATTTGAAATGGGAAAGTTCGGTGAAGTATGCCACGCATGAAAGACACCTGAAGGAGCCTCTTTTGGAGTTCACCGGGCAGGACGTGGAAAGTATGACCTTTACCATGTTCTTTTCCGCGTTTTTGGGCGTGAACCCGATTTCAGAGGTTGCGAACCTGCTTCAAACCATGCGCAGGGGCGAAGCCCATTACCTGATTATCGGGCCGAAAGCCTACGGGACGAACAAGTGGGTTATCACGAAACTTTCAAATTCCTTGAAGCGGTATGACAGGTGGGGAAACCTGCTTGTCGCGTCGGTCAATGTCACCATGCAATCATATTCCAGCAGATAGGAGGGGCGGAACATGGCCTATACAGTAAAAGCGTTCGCCCTTGAAGCGGTCAACCTTGCGCCGGAAAGCACGCTTGAAGAGATTTTGCAGAACGTGGCGGTCATCATATCAACGCCGAAATTCTCCGTCCCTCTGGAAAGGGGGCTGGGGCTGTCGCAACGCTTTATTGACAAGCCGATTCCGGCGGCACAATCTATCCTAATTTCGGAGGTCATGGAGGCAATCAGCGCGTTTGAGCCGCGGGCGGAGGTTGAAAACGTGACCTTTGAACTGGGAGACACGCCGGGGTCAATGATTCCAGTTGTGGAGGTGAATATCATTGCCGACGAATAGGAGTTACCCGGACATTTCCTTTGTGGAGACGGACACGGAAACCATTGCAAACGCCCTGATTCGAGGGTATGAGACGTTCACGGGCCGCACGCTGTACCCGGCGGACCCGGCGCGCCTATTCATTTTGTGGGTGGCCGATATTATCGTTCAAGAGCGGGTCAATATTGACTTTTCGGCCAAACAGAACGTGCCGCGGTATGCAGAGGGCGAATATCTGGATTCCCTTGCGGAACTGTTCAAGGACACTTACCGATTGGAGCCGGAAAAGGCGCGAACGACTTTGCGCTATACCCTGTCAATCGCACTGGACGGGCCGACGACCATTCCGGCGGGAACCCGCGCCACACCGGACGGGGAAATTGTGTTTGCCACGACGGAGGACCTGACGATTCCAGCGGGCAAGCTGTCCGGCGACGTGGAAGCGGAGTGCGCACAGGCCGGAGAAATTGGAAACGGGTTCATTCCGGGGCAGATCAAACAACCCATTGACGTTTTCCCCTACTTTCAAAGCGTGGCAAACACCACAGAGAGCGAGGGAGGAGCCGACGAAGAGAACGACGCGGCGTTCTATGAGCGTATGCGGGAGAGTGTCGAAACATTTTCCACCGCGGGACCGCTGGGCGGCTATGAATACTACGCAAAATCCGCGTCGGCCCTGATTGCAGACGTGAAAGCGACTTCCCCGGAGCCGGGGAAAGTAGACGTGCGGGTTCTGCTGGTGGGCGGCGCATTACCGGAAAAAGAAATGCTGGACACCGTAGCGGGCATTTTGAGCGCCGACAATGTGCGGCCATTGACCGACTATGTAACCGTTCAAGCGCCGGAAACGGTGGAATATGACATCGACGTGACCTACTACACGCAAGAGGGCGGCGCGCTGTCCGATGAAGTGATTTCGGAGAACGTAGCCGCGGCGGTGCAGAAGTTCAAAACGTGGCAGGCCGAACGCATGGGGCGGGACGTGAACCCGTCCTATTTGATTCAACTGCTGATGGAAGCCGGGGTGAAGCGCGTTGAAGTGCGGTCCCCGGCCTTTACCACCGTTGCAGACAACGCCGTTGCGCAGATCGGGGAAACCTCGATTGTGAACGGGGGTGCGGAGAGTGAATGACAATGACCTGTATTCGGGGGACTTTACCCGCGCCCTCCCCCCTGTCCTGAAAAACGACCCGAATATGCTTGCCATTGCAACGGTGATCGCGGAGCAGTTGCAGGCGACGGCACAGCAGATCAGGAAAAATATCATTTACGCCCGGATTGACGAACTGGAAGAACCGATTCTTGATATTCTGGCCTATGACCTTCACGTGGATTGGTACGATTATTCCTATCCGCTGGAAGTGAAGCGGCAGACCATCAAAGACAGCGTGAAAATTCACCGGAAGTTGGGGACAAAATACGCCGTCGAAACCGCGCTGGGGGCCGTGTACCCCGGAACGAAGGTCAAGGAATGGTTCGAGTACGGCGGGAAGCCGTATATGTTCAAAGTCATCATAGGCGCGACAGATTCGGGCGTTTCGGCGGACCGGCAGGCGGCGGTTTTGGAGCGGGTGCGCTTTTATAAAAACCTCCGGTCCCATTTGGAGGCGATCAGCTACCAGATCGAGAAGCGGGCAACCGTTTTCGCCGCGGCGGTGCATTCCGTGGGCGTGCGGCTTGAAGTGTTCCCGTATCTTGCGGAGGACATCGAGGAAGAAGCCCGCGTGCAGGCCGGAGCCGCCCACACGTTCGGGGTGCGCGTGGATATTTACCCGCACGTTTACCGGAAAATGAACACCGAATGGCGCGTACAGTGCGCCGGGTACATTCAGCAGACGGGGAAACTTGAAATCTTCCCACAAAATAGAACGGAGGCGTAACAATGGCAGAAATCGAAAATACATACGGAAGCATTGTGACCGACGTAGGCGTTCAGCTTATCACACAAGCTGTCATGGAGGGCCAGAAGGTCAATATTGTAAAGCTGGCCGTCGGTGACGGCGGCGGAAGCTATTACAAGCCGGATTCCACCATGACCGCGCTAAAGGGGGAAAAATGGCGCGGGGACGTGACCCGCGTTGAGGTCAACGAACAATCCCCGAATATGATTGACATTGTGGCTGTGGTCCCCTCCGACGTGGGCGGGTGGACTATTCGGGAAATGGGCGTGTTCGACGATGACGCGGAGGGGCCGCACATGATCGCCGTATGCAACACACCGGACACGGAAAAAGTCATCATCACCAGCGGAGCCGCCGGGGAAATCGAACTGACTATGCACATCGAGGTTTCCAACACGGGCGCGATCTCTTTTGTCATCGACCCGAACGTGGTTACGGCCACAAAGAAGGACATTGAAACCCACAATGCTTCCGCCGCGGCCCACAAAACGGAGTTTGACAAGAAAGCGGATGTTACCGACCTAAATTCCCACGTCAACAACAGCGATATTCACGTGAACCCCACCACAATGGGGAACTACGACACCGCAATTTCTGGCCTGATTGACCACACGGAGGACACGGACATTCACACCACGGCAGAGGAAAAGGCCGGGTGGAGCGCGGGCGCGGGCTGGAAAGCCGCGTTTCCCGCGTGGAAGATGGCCTGTTCGAGAATATCACCGGAAACCCGTACCTTGTGCAATTTGATTCCCTTGAAGGGGTTGTAATGACAAAGGGCATTTGGAACGCGGAACGGAACCGAATTGAATGTTGACGGAATTTGCGTGTACCCGGCGGGAACTGTCCTGTATTCTTGGAAACCTGTTTGTGGAGATCGAACCGCCCTGCGAGGCGTGCGCCTCTGACGCTGACGAACTGACGATTAGAGGGCGGACGTACACCGGAGCGCGGGCGGTTCTGACTGTCACAGAATGGGGATTCCGGTTCGAGGGGGACCCGGCGGAGATTGAGAAAATCCGGGAAAGGCGGTGCTTACTGCGTGGCAGATGAAAAAGAGTTCGTCATCATTGTAAAGGCAAAGGATTTAGTCAAGCACACGTTCAAGATGGCGACCGCGAAGCGGTTTCCGAATAAATACCGATTCACGATTGCAAACCGGGTTTGCGATCTTGTGCTTGACATCTTCCAGCACGTACAGGAGGCGAACGAACTTGACGTTTCCGACCCGCAGGAATTCCGGGAACGGCAGTACGAACAGAAAAAGGCGTTGACGGAGTGCAAAACCGCCCTGTTTCTGGTGGAGCTTTCCCACGAATGCAAGCGGATTTCCGCGGAGCAATGCGCCGCATGGTCAAATTATATCCTTGACGTAAAGCGCATGACAGCAAAGTGGAAAAAGCAGGACCGGGAGCGGTTCGCCGCCCTGCAACAGAAAAGAGGGAACGCGCCGCGGCGGTGATCGCCGGGGCGTTTTTCTTGGGGTACGGCTTGTAGCGTCCAACTCTTACAACGTCCGCAACGTCAATTCCTCCGGCGCTTTGAACTGGAACAATGCGTACAACGGCAACAGGGGCGTTCGCCCGCTCTGGTGGAACACCGCGAAATGAGTAAGCCGAACGGCTGAAAACAGAGGACCACCATCAAAGGAAGCCGTATCCCTCCGCCGTGGTGACAGCACGACGGTAAATACAAGATTGGTGAAGCAAGGCCCACGGGAACCAGCTTCCGCCCCGCCGCGGGCGCGTGGTGGGGTCCGATGATGAAGCATTGCGACGGCAGGCGCGGCGCGCCTGCGACCGCCGCAAGGCGGATTCTATACACGGCAAGGAGCATTTTTTTATTATGCAACAAACCCAATTCGAGCGGGTCCATGATTTCGGGAACCTGTACGCGGGGTTTCTAAAAGCCCGCCGGGGCAAGAGGGGAAAGCCCAGTGTGGCGAAGTTTGAAGCTAACCTGCTGGAAGCCCTCTGCCTGCTGTCAATCACGCTGAAAAACAAGACGTACACCGTGTCGGACTATTTCGTTTTCCGGGTGTATGAGCCGAAAGAACGTATTGTAATGACAAACGCGTTCAAGGACAAGGTTGTTCAGCACTCTTTATGTGACAATGTTTTAGAGCCTGCATTTTCCCGGACCTTTATCCGCGACAACTACGCGTCGCAAGAGGGCCGCGGGACCCATGACGGACTGTATAGACTGGAAGGGTTTATGCGGTCCTATTATTTTGAGCGGAAAGCGCGGGAAGAACAACGGTGCCGGGAGGAGGGGTTGCCGCGGCCCGACCCGCGCGCCGCCCATTATGCGGACGGCTGGGTTCTGAAATGCGACATTACAAAGTATTTCTACTCGATTCAGCATGAACAGCTGAAACGCATGGTGCGTCAATTTATCCACGACCGGGACGTTCTGTGGCTGGTTGACATGATAATTGACAGCACCGAAAACCCCGGAATTCCCATTGGGAACCAGACTTCACAATGGTTCGCGGTCATGTACCTTTCGGGACTTGACCATTTCATAAAAGAAAAGCTGGGAATCCGGTATTACGGAAGATATATGGACGATTTCTATTTAATCCATGAGGACAAGGAATATTTGCAGTATTGCCTACAGGAAATTCAGGCGTATGTGGCACGGCTGGGGCTGACGCTGAACCACAAGACCAACATTTTCCCGTTGCGCAACGGAATTGATTTCTTGGGATTCCATACATATTTGACCGATTCGGGCAAAGTGATTCGCAAGGTTAGGAGGGCAAGCAAGAGCAATGAGAAACGGAAGCTAAAGAAACAGAGGGCGTTACTGGACAAGGGGAAGATCACCCTTGCGGCAATCGAACAGTCTTACGGAAGCTGGCGGAGCCACGCGGAAAAGGGCAACTGCTATCACCTTATCCGGGAAACGGACCAGATTTTCAGAAGCCTTTTCCCCGAAAGCGTATGGCTGAACGGGAAGCGAAAAGCGAAGATCGCCGGAGAAAGCTACTTCTGCGGCTATTGTGCAAGCCCCACCGAAGTACAAAAAACACTTTCGGAGGGAGAAAAACAGACAAGGAGTGAAGGAACATGGCAAAGGCGTTGAGTTCGCTTGCCGTGGGCGCGCTGGTAAAGGACACCGGAACGCTCTACAACGGAAAAGCGATTGTGTGGAAGATCGCGGACAAAAACCACACGGGCTACCCCGCAAATTCCGTCACGCTGATTACCGAACGGATTATTTCGCTGAAATGTTTTGACGCTATCGAGAGCGGCAACAGCGACAGCAACCGCCGTTCCTACGGCAATAACCGCTGGATTTATGCTAATATCCGCCAATGGCTGAACAGTCAGGCGGCGGCGGGTCAGTGGTATTCGGCCCAGCACGGGCAGGACGCGCCGCCCAGCAACGCGAACGTGTGGGACAACTACAACGAATACCAGCAGGAAGCGGGATTTTTAGCGGGGTTCTCCGCGAACTTCCTTGCCGCACTGCTGACCACCACCCACACCGTCGGTAAAGCACAGGTGGACGGAGGCGGAACAGAGAGTTGCACGGACAAAATCTTCCTTGCGACCTGTACGGAAGTGGGCTTGTCCGGCGACGTGGCCGCCGGAAGCAAACTGGCCATATTCAGCAACGACGCTTCCCGGCAGGCGAAGCCGACGGCGGAGGCGGTCAGCAAGAGCGAGTACACAAACAGCAGTTTGAATGCAAATTCGCCTTGGTACTGGTGGCTGGCGGATGCCTATGCGTCCAACTCTTGCAGCGTCCGCTACGTCTATTCCTCCGGCGCTTTGGTCTGGAACAGTGCGTACGACGGCGGCGGGGGCGTTCGCCCGCTTTGTAATATCAAATCTGACATCTTGGTATCTGATAACCCGGATTCGGACGGCGCATACACGATCATTTGGAACCGCGCCCCCTCCGCCCCGTCCACAATCACGGTCCCGGAGACGGTGCGCGGCGGGTCCACCCTTGAAATTAGCTGGGGGACCTCCGCCGACGCGGACGGGAACCTGTCGGGGTACATTTTGGAGCGGCAGAACAACGGCGGAAGCTGGGCGCAGGTCTACAAGGGAATCAACCGGAATTACACGGACAATATCACCTTTGGTTGGACAAGCGTTGCATACCGGGTCCGGGCTTACGACAGCGCGGGCGCGGAATCGGCCAACACCACAAGCC